AAGATTGGATTCAAGACCCGCTACGGCATGGTCGCCAATCCTTTTGCTCAGGGCGGCGCAACAAGTGCTACTGGTAACGTTGGCCTTGGTCTTCTAGAGCAAGACACCAACAAGTACTATCGTAGAGTGCTAGTTAACAACCTAATGTAATATTAGTGTTGACTGATGCAAAGGGGCTTCGGCCCCTTTGCTTTTTATAAAAAGAAAATTATAAAATTAGGAGAACGCAATGTTCTCCTTTCTTTTAATATAAATATCCTTAAACAAAGGATTATGTATGGCTGATATTAGAAGTCAACCCACGAATAAGAATTTCTTATCACCTTTGGGTTATAAGTTTTCTATCAAGAAAACACCTACGATGAATTGGTTTATTCAGTCTGTGATCCTTCCTTCTGTAGCATTGAATAGAACAACGATGCCGACCCCCTTTATTCAGCTTCCAATGCCTGGTGATCATTTGGAGTTCGGTGATCTGCAGATCACTTTTCGTGTTGATGAAGACATGAATAACTACTTGGAACTGTATAATTGGATGAAAGGAATGGGCTTTCCAGATAACTTTGATCAATACAAGAGCATTGCTCCTAAAGCTCGAGGCCCATTAAGCGGCAATGCAGACACGTTGACAGGTGACTCGATATATTCCGATGCTACCCTTTTGATTCTTTCATCACAAATGAATCCTATAACTGAAATTACTTTCGTAGATGTTTTTCCTGTGAACTTGTCATCTTTGACCTTTAATTCTCAATTCACAGACGTTCAATACGTTGAAGCTACTGTAACTTTCACACACAGAAAATTTGATATTAAACAGCTATAAGCTGGTGTACTTAATTATGTAATACTGGTATAATCTAGTATTACTGGTCTTTAATATATTAGAGTTGATAATTATCATGAAATTAGAAGATATTCAGTTGATGTGGGAAAAAGATTGTCAGATAGATAGAACTGAACTAGGTGAAGAGTCTCTTAAGATATCACAGCTACATTCAAAGTACTTCAAATTATTCTCAGCTGAGAGACTCTCTTACAAGAAGATGGAGAAGGAGTTCAAGGAACTGGCAAGAATTAAGTTTGAATACTACAACGGTGTGTTGTCTCATGATGAGCTTAGGAACTACGGATGGGATCCTTTTAGCTTGAAAGTATTGAAATCTGATCTTCATATATACTTAGACAGCGATAAAGACGTTGCTGAGGCTAGGCTTAAGATGGATCTTCAGAAAGAAAAGATCGACCTCGTAGAAAACATAATCAAGAGCTTGAACTCAAGAGGCTACCAGATCAAGTCGGCTATAGATTGGGAAAAGTTTAAAGTTGGAGCATAATGGATTTAATACGCATTGAAAAAGTCAATGAGGTGCATAATAAGATAAGGTGTGAACCATCCTTAGCCAAGGAATTAGACTCATACTTTACTTTTAAAGTCCCAGGCTACCAGTTCATGCCGGAGTATCGATCCGGTTTCTGGAACGGTGAGATACACCTGTTCAACACCTCCACACGGTTGCTGTACACTGGTCTCATGGACTACGTTGAGAAGTTTGCACAGGAACGTGAGTATGAAGTAGAGTACCTCTATGACAACAGTAAGTTTGAGATGTCTTTACACGAGGCAAAGGAGTACATAGATACTCTTAGTCTTAAGTTGCAACCAAGAGACTATCAAGTAGAAGCCTTTGCTCATGCCGTACGTAATCACCGCACGCTTCTCTTATCTCCTACCGCTTCAGGTAAATCACTGATCATCTACCTCTTGATAAAATGGTATAGGTTTACAAGGAGTAAGATCTTACTGATCGTCCCCACCACTTCTCTCGTTCACCAGATGTTCACCGACTTTGAATCATATGGATTCGATTCAAAGAAGTACTGTCACATCATCCATTCGGGCAAAGACAAGGATACTGATAAACCTATAGTCATAACAACTTGGCAGTCAGTCTACAAGATGCCTGATAAGTGGTTCTCAAGATATAACGTCGTGATCGGTGACGAAGCGCACTTGTTCAAAGCAAAGTCTTTGACAAACATCTTATCAAAGATGACGCAGTGTAAGTATCGCTTTGGATTTACGGGAACGCTGGATGGAACACAGACACACAAGCTTGTGCTTGAAGGGCTGTTTGGACCTGTCAAAAGGGTAACAACGACGAAGGAGCTCATCGACCAAAAACACTTATCGGAATTTAAGATCAAGTGTCTTGTGTTGAGGTATCCAGAAGATGAGTGTAAGCTGGTTGCTAAGAAGAAGTACAAGGAAGAGATAGACTTCTTAGTTGCATCTGACAAAAGAAACAAGTTCATCAAGAACTTATCACTTTCTCTGAAAGGAAATACACTCCTGCTATTCCAATATATTGAGAAACATGGTAATATACTCCATAAGATGATTCAGGCTGAAGTTGAAACAGGTCGAAAGGTCTACTTTGTGCATGGCGGAGTTGAGGCAGAAGATCGTGAAAACATAAGAATGTTGGTGGAGATGGAGAACAACTCAATCATCATAGCATCTTACGGAACGTTTTCTACAGGTGTTAACATAAAGAACTTACACAACATCATCTTTGCTTCGCCGTCTAAATCAAGGATCAGGAACCTACAGTCCATAGGACGTGGGCTTAGGTTAGGTGAAAATAAGAACGGCTGTATACTGTTTGATATCGCCGACGACATGACGCATAGCTCAAGAAAAAATTACAGTCTACAGCACTTCATAGAACGCGTAAAGATCTATAACGACGAAAGGTTTGAATATAAGATGTATCCGGTAAAACTAACATGAGTAAATACTCAATCATAAAACTTACAAACGGTCAAGACATAATCGGTAAGATCGTCAACCAAGACGCAGATTCAAATGAAAACATCGCCATGATCGAGTCACCCATGACTATCTTGACGACTACTCTTGATAATGGAGCTAGTATCGTCTTCCTCAGATCATACGCTCTGCTATCAAAAACTAAAGCAGTAGCGATCGAAAAGAACCACATCATTACTATGTATGAACCCCAAAAAGTAATGGTTGATTACTACACTACGATGATAGATTATAATAAGAAATTTATTGAAGATGATATGATTAAGGGAATGAAATCAGCTCAGTTAGTCATCAAAGACGTAGTTGAAACTGGTAGCATTAGTCGTAAGGACAAAGATCCATATGAAAAAACTTTGGACTATTGGGAGTCTCTAATGAAATCTGATAAGAAGCACTAATGAAAACAGCACACTACGTCGACAATAAAAAATTACTAGAAGAACTAATCATTCATCGTGAAGCTGTTAAAGAAGCTAAGCTGAATCATAAGAAAAAACCAAGGCTCTCTAACTATGTAGGAGAGTGTATATTGCTCATAGCAAATAAGCTTTCAAATCGCCCAAACTTCATCAACTATCCATTTAAAGAAGAGATGATCAGCGATGGCATTGAAAATTGTTTGATGTATATAGATAATTTTGATCCAGAAAAATCAAGTAACCCGTTCGCCTACATCACTCAGATTGTATACTTTGCTTTCATTAGAAGAATTACTCGTGAAAAGAAGCACCTATACACCAAGCATAAACTTATAGAAAGATCAATGATTCATAACGAGCTTTCTACGCAGAGTGAGTACAACGAACAAACAGAACAAACGTTCTTTGAAAATGAACACATGAATGACTTCGTTCGTTCTTTTGAAGAAGCCAACTTTAAAAAGAAAAAGAAGAAGATCGTTGGAATCGAGAAGTTCATAGAAGAAGATCTTCATGTGTTAGAAGAAGAGATAGTGAATGACTCAGATAGCACTGATAACTGATACACACTGGGGCTGCCGCAACGATAGTCCTATATTTGCTGAACATATTTCTCGATTCTATCGAGATGTGTTCTTTCCTTATCTAGATGAGCACAACATCAACTTCATCATTCATTTGGGCGACATCGTTGATCGCCGAAAGTACATCAACTTTGTCACAGCTAATAATTTTAAGAAAGACTTTATTGAACCTATTCGTCAAAAGAACAAGTTCTTGTATGCGTTGATTGGTAATCATGATACTTTCTATAAGAATACAAATGAAGTGAATTCTATGGACGTGCTTTATGGAGATCGAGCAGGATTTACATACGTATCAGAACCAATTGAAATCAATCTGGATTGTAAGATACTGTTGATGCCTTGGATATGTACGGAGAACTATCAGAGGTGTATGGACATGGTATCTAACACAGATGCGCAGGTGCTGTTTGGCCATCTTGAACTCAAAGGCTTTGAGATGTACAAGGGGCAACCAAACGATCATGGCTTCGAATCAAGCTTGTTTGATAAATTTGATATGGTATGCTCAGGTCACTTTCATCATAAATCAAGCCGCGGCAACATACATTACTTAGGTGCTCCGTATGAGATGACGTGGTCAGACTACGATGATCCGCGTGGATTTCATGTATTCGATACCAAAACACGTCAACTTACATTCGTGCAGAATCCTAATAAGATCTTCCACAAGATACATTATAATGATTCAAACTTAACCCTTGAAGATATATTGATGCCAGATTATAATCAGTATAAGAATTGCGTCGTTAAAGTCATCATCAAAAACAAATCAAATCCACATCTTTTTGATATGTTCATAGACAAGATAGAAAAAGCAGGTGTCGCAGATCTTCAAGTAGTCGAAGATCACTTGAACTTGAATCTAGAAATCGATGACGACATACTCAAAGACGCAGAAGATACGTTGACGCTATTAAACAAATATGCAGAACAGTTTAATGCTAAGAACGTTAAGGGGTTAGCGTCATTACTCAAAGATTTATATTCTGAAGCTTTAACAATAGAGTAACAACATTATGGAAATAGTATGTGAAAGTTTATTTGCCGTTCCATTTTGGAAAACACAATTAACTCTTGATAATGATAAATTTTTAGACTATCTGAAACAAATAGTTTCTTCTTTATCATTGAACTTAAATGATAAGTGGTGTGGCCCAGGATCCGTAGAAGATCATTTTTCATTAAAAATTAAAAACAATAAGCCGTATTATTCTACTGCATCTAATCTAGTGTGTAATAGTAGAATAGTAGATTC